AAAACTGCACAGGCTTCAAATTCTAAAAGACTTCCTGTTGCCAGTCCCTGGACTAAAAAGCCCATATAGTGGTGATTTATTCGATAAGTCAACACATTTCCCGTTGTGGATGGATCATAGTACGCATCTGGTTGATACTCATACTCTTCCGGTGCCACTGGGTTATATGTTAATGTACACCACTTCTTCGACACTGGACATCTAAAATACGACTCATAATTGGAGAATTGTGAAATTGATGCTCCATTCAGGGTATAATGGTTTGGTTCTTCCACTGCGTGACATATCCCTGACATGCTCATTTCAGCCCCTGCATATCGAATTCGGACTCCTGCACACACTAATCTTACTGTTGTGTTTGGTCCAACTGATCCGTCTGCTGCATAATCTGTGTTAAAATTATAACCTGTATACGCAGATGTTACAAGTGCTGCTCTCACATCCAATTCTGCAAAACTTGTTCCCGGGTCCGAAGACCCGTTTGAAACAAACAACGGAGCAAAATCGTCTGTACCTATATAGTAATTATTCAGTACCCTCCTCGGTGCAAATACGACATGGAAATTTTGGTAAGATCCTGCCGGGGAGGAACCGCGAATAAATACTTTATGTCGTCTCGATTTAATAGATGGGAAGGTGGGGACACAAGGGAGCTCCGTGGGGATATCCCCTGACATTCCCAACCCTCTATTGTATCTTGCATTTGTTCCGTCGAAAAATTGGAATGGTAATAACAACCCTGATATGTATAATTTTCCACACATCGAGAGCTTGACACTTCCTCCTGAGGAAGATTCAATTGTGGCTCTTCTGTTTGGTTGTTTCTTTGGGTAATTTTTCCGTCCCATCCCATATTCGTCTGTTCGTATTTGGCTTTTTTCGAGTTGTCTAATCTGGCCTGGGGGGTTAATTGTTGACACAATTCCCCTAGGTCCTCTATTTCGATTCCGGGGTTGCCTCTTTGGCTTTGACCCTCCTTTAGACGCTCGTTTATAGTCCTCGTATCGTTTTGATTTTTCTGTTGATGACAGCTTGGCAAACCTGGCTGCGTGTTTCTTCTCAAATTGCTGTTTCGATAACATTCCATTTTGATTGCAATTTAAAAAAGATAATTCGGCTTTCGCCTCCTAATTCCTTTTTAAAACCTCCTCCTCCGTTTGCAAGGAAGGGCTCGAAAAACTATAAGCTCCTTCTACACCCAACCAAAACCCGTAAACCACCTTCTGACGTCGAGGGACTCCAGTAGTCCGCAATCCGTCAATAAATGGCCCATGGATCTCTTTATCTGCCAATACAGTTGTTATGAAACTTCGAATATTTTCAAATAGTTCTTCGTCATACCATGCTAAATGCATCAATGCATATGCTTTGCTGACTTCATCATCGGGCCCATGTTTATCTATCTCTGTAACAAAGGCGCTGAAAATTCTCTCAGAATCATAAGAGGGAACAAATCGGTCTCCTATAGATCGGCACGTTGCTCCCAAGAAATGCATGCCGATTGGTCCCTTTTGAACATGACAAGCTGATTCTTTTACTGTGAGATTAAACTCCTTGTACATATTACGTAAGATGTCC